GGCAGCATTTTGTACATTATACGTACGTTCCGGGGTTTGGCTTCTACGGTTTTGGTCTGATCCATCTTGTAGGTGGCTTTGCCCAAAGTGCAACCTCCATACTGCGCCAGTTAGTAGATGCAGGTACTCTATCTAACCTTCCGGGTGGGTACAAGACCAAGGGATTACGCATTAAAGGCGATGATACCCCTATCGCTCCGGGTGAGTTCCGTGATGTGGATGTGTCATCAGGTGTGATCCGCGACAATATCATGCCTCTACCATACAAAGAGCCAAGCCAGACCCTGTACCTGCTTATGCAGAACATCGTAGAAGAAGGACGTAGGTTTGCATCGGCTGGGGATATGCAGATCTCAGACATGTCAGCCAATACACCGGTTGGGACAACACTAGCCATACTAGAAAGGACATTAAAGGTTATGTCTGCAGTACAGGCTAGGCTCCACTTCGCTATGAAACAAGAGTTTAAGCTACTAGCAGGTGTGATCCGCGACTATACACCTGAGGAATATGAATATGATGTAGATGGTGGGGCTCAGATCAAGCAAGCTGATTACGATATGTGTGACGTGATCCCTGTATCTGATCCTAATGCAGCAACTATGAGCCAGAAGGTTGTTCAGTACCAAGCAGCTATGCAGTTAGCTCAACAGGCTCCTCAGTTGTACAACCTCCCATTACTACATCGTCAGATGATTGAGGTGTTGGGGATAAAGAACGCTGATAAGTTAGTACCGATGGACGATGACTATAAACCGATGGACCCTGTATCAGAAAACATGGCGTTAATTACAGGTAAGCCGGTTAAAGCCTTTCAGTATCAAGACCATGAAGCGCATATCAAGGTTCACATGGCCTTTGCACAAGATCCTAAGATGGCACAGCTAATAGGCCAAGATCCTGCGGCACAGGCTAAACAAGCTGCTGGGTATGCCCATCTAAGTGAGCATATTGCTATGGCTTACCGTACCCAGATCGAACAGCATCTAGGTGTGTCACTACCGGCTACTAAAGATAAGGCAGGTGAAGCTGTTACGCTACCACCAGAGATAGAAGTACAGATCTCTAGGCTCACAGCAGATGCAGCGCAGCAGTTACTGCAGTCTAACCAGAGTCAAGCCCAGCAACAGCAGGCACAGCAACAGCAACAAGATCCTATCGTACAGATGCAGCAACAAGAGCTACAGATGAAGCAACAAGAGATCCAGCTCAAGGAAAAGAAGATACAGATGGATGCTGTTGCCTTGGCTGATAAACAAGATCTGGAAGAGAAGCGCCTTGAGTTTGATATGCAGTTGGCTGGGGTGAAGCTAGGCTCTGAGATCAAGCACAGAGAAACAAAAATGCAAACAGATGCAGTAGCCGCAGCTGATAAACAAGAGTTAGGGGAAGCTAAGGCCCATCTGGATGCTCAAGTTAAAGGCATGCAGTTAGGACATCAAATATCTTCGGCACACAAAGCTGGGATGAACCCCAAGTTACCGGGTAAAGGGGCATAAAAGATGGACAGTGTAAAGCTGCTTAGGCATCTGATAGAAGAAAATAACGCGGACATCCGTGCGTATGTAGAAAGCGTCGCCTCTGGTAAACCCCCTAATATGGAGGAGTACCGGAGGTTGTGTGGGGTAATTCATGGGTTAAACCTTGCGAATGAGAAGATAAAGCACATGCTAAATATGATAGAGCGCGGGGAGGACACAGATGAGTAGATGACCCCATCCTTGTAATAACAAGAGCGAAGTACAAACGAAGTAAAAATACAGTCTTACGACTGCGCACAGAAAGGAGTTTTATATGTCTGATATTCTTATCGGGGTTGATGCAACTAACCCTAATCTAGCATTTACACAAGATACAACCGACGCAGAAAAAGCTTCACAACTTCCAACTCCTAGTGGATTCAACATCTTATGCGCTATTCCTGAAGTAGATAAGGAGTATGAGGGTGGCATTATAAAGGCTGATACTACGCGCCAAAGTGAAGAATTTACCACGATGGTGTTGTTTGTAGTACGGGTGGGCGACCTAGCATATAAGGATGAAACACGGTTTCCTACAGGTGCTTGGTGTAAGGAAGGGGATTTTGTCTTGGTACGGCCTTATGCTGGTACCCGGGTGAAAATACATGGTCGGGAATTCCGACTCATTGCAGACGATAACGTGATGGCTACCGTGGATGATCCACGTGGTTATTCTCGCGTATAAGGAGATTAGACATGGATAAGGACGAAGGAGTATCAGTAACAGCAGAAGAAAACCCTGACATCGAGATAGATATTATTGATGACACCCCTGAAGCAGATAAAGGCCGGCCTGTAGCTAAAGAAGAGGCTAGCGATGCAGAAGAAGGGGATGATGAGGATGAGGAGCTAGATAAGTATTCTGGTAGTGTTCAGAAGCGTATCAAGAAGCTAACCAAAGGTTATAACGATGAGCGTAGGGCTAAAGAAGCTGCCTTACGGGAGCGAGAAGAAGCAGTTAAGTTTGCCCAGCATCAGTTTGAGACTACAAAGAAGCTGCAGAAGCAGCTAAGTGAGGGTAGTGAAGTCCTAGTTAATACCTCACGGGAAGCAGCAGATCAGCAGATGGAAGCGGCTAAACGCGGGTTTAAGGATGCCTATGACTCTGGTGACTCAGATAAGATTGCTGATGCACAAGAGGCTATATCTAAGGCTACGCTTAAAAAGGATCAATCCAGTGCACTGCGACCTTTACAATTTGCAGAAGATACTGTATATAATCAACCTCAAGAGCAGCAAGTTCCAACACCTGATACTAAAGCACTCGACTGGCAAGAAGAAAATGAGTGGTTTGGTACCGATAAGGCAATGACGGGATTTGCGCTAGGGCTGCACACTGAGCTAGTAGAGGCAGGTATCGACCCTAGAACTAATAAGTACTACGAGAAAGTTAATGCTCGTATGCGAGAGGTTTTTCCGGGAAGTTTCCCGAGCGAGTCAGATCCGGTGGAGAGAGCAACAGCAACCCCCAACCGTGCTAGAAGTGGAAGTGTGGTAGCCTCTGCAGCAAGGAGCACTGCGTCGAAGCGGGTTAGCTTAACTGCATCACAAGTGGCCTTGGCTAAACGGCTAGGCTTGACCAATGCGCAATACGCGCATGAACTTATGAAATTAGGAGCTTAATCATGACAACGACTGTAAATCGCGCATCACGTGAAAACGATCAAAGACCAACATCTTGGGCACCAGCTGAGTTACTACCAGAACCGGATAAGTTACCGGGATGGGCATACCGCTGGGTTCGCATCAGTACTCTTGGTGCTGCAGACCCGATGAATATGTCAGCGAAACAACGTGAGGGATGGGAACCGGTTGATTCTAGTGAGCAACCTAGGCTTAAACTTCATAAGAGTCAAGACGCACGTTTTCGTGGAAACATTGAAATTGGTGGGTTGATTCTCTGCAAGATACCTGAGGAGTTTATTAAGCAACGGACTGATTATTTCTCCAATGCTACTAGATCCCAGATGGATTCTGTGGATAACAACTTTATGAGAGAAAGTGACTCGCGTATGCCTTTGTTTGCGGATAAACGCAGCAAGGTTACATTTGGGTCAGGATCTAAATAACGAAATATAAGGAGATTTATTATGGCTTCAGTCGCATCCCCCTACGGTCTTAAACCCGTAAATCGGATCGGAGGACTACCGTATGCTGGTAGCACTCGTTCCTTGCAATTTGACCCTGCTGGCTATGCCGCTAATGTTTTCACTGGTAGTTTAGTGTACATTAAAAGCACTGGCTATTTGGAGCTTGTATCTGCTACCGGTGCTGACGCAACCACTAATTCGTGGCCTGTTGGTTCTACCGATAACACGGGTACGATCGGCGTTTTTGTAGGTGCCTCATACACAAACTCGCAGAGTCAGACTGTATTTGGTCAATACTATCCTTCCGGTTCACTAAATGGCGTAGCTTACGTCATCGACGATCCTGAAGTTGTGTTCCAAGTACAATCTGCTGGTTCCGTAACTATTGCTGCTTTAGGTGCAAACACCTTCTTTACAACGAGCGCAGTACTTACAGGTAGCACACTCACAGGCAATTCGACAGCATCTATTGTCGCTGGTAGTGCCGCTATCCAAACTACAGCCGGTTTCCGTATTATTGGCTTCCCTGATATGAAGGGTTTTTCAGCTGTTGGCGATGCATTTACCGATGTGTTTGTAAAAGTAAACCCCGGTTGGCATTCGTATAACACAGTTAAAGGAGTTTAATCATGGCAATATCACGTGCACAGCTACTTAAAGAACTACTCCCGGGGCTGAATGCCTTGTTTGGTCTGGAGTACAAGCGTTACGGCGAAGAACACAAAGAGCTCTACGAAACTGAGACCTCTGAGCGTTCATTTGAAGAAGAAACCAAGCTGTCAGGTTTCAGCGCCGCACCGGTAAAGAGTGAAGGTAATGCAATCGCCTACGACAATGGGCAAGAAGCATGGACCGCTCGCTTTAACCATCAAACCATTGCTTTGGGCTTCTCTATTACTGAAGAAGCTGTTGAGGACAATCTGTATGATGCACTGTCTTCACGCTACACCAAGGCTTTGGCTCGTGCAATGAGCTACACCAAGCAAGTTAAAGCAGCAGATATTCTGAACACCGGTTTCACAGGTTCGGGCAACCCTACCTACGGCGATGGTCAGGTTCTGTTTTCTACTGCTCACCCATTGGTTAGTGGCAGCACGAACAGCAATACGCAATCAACCCCTGCTGATCTGAACGAAACGACCCTTGAGGCCGCTGTAATTCAAATCGCTGCATGGAAAGATGAGCGTAACCTGCTGATCGCTGCTAAACCTCGCAAGCTGGTCGTTCCACCTTCACTGCAATTCGTTGCAGAGCGTTTGTTGAAGACCGAACTGCGTGTTGGCACAGCTGACAACGACATCAATGCATTGAAGAACATGGGCGTTATTCCTGAAGGTTACTGTGTAAACCACTTCTTGACCGACACCAATGGTTACTTCTTGTTGACTGACGTGCCTAACGGCTTGAAGCATTTCGTTCGTACACCTCTGGCTACTTCGATGGATGGGGATTTCGATACCGGGAACGTGCGTTACAAGAGCCGCGAGCGATACAGTTTTGGAGTTTCTGATCCCCTTGGTATCTGGGGCAGTCCAGGAGCGTAGTAGAAACAAGTACTTAGCAACACTAACCCCACCTAAGACGTGGGGTTTTTTATTGGGGTTTACAAATGTTTGTAATGAGGGTTCCCTAGGTTTATATCGGAGGTTCGTAAAGCGTTACGAAAGCTACTTGACACTCACCGTCCATGTACATATAATGAGCCCTCAAATGTTAAAGGAGGTTCGATATGTTCTATGTATATGTGTATAAAGATCCAAGACCGCTAAGAAAAGACCAGCCGGTATATATTGGTAAAGGCACGGGGGATAGAGACTTGTCTCATTGGTCAAGGGGGTCACACAATAAGCCCCTACAGGATTTTATATCCCACTTAAAACTACGCGGGTTTGTTGCGATAATAGAACGGGTATTTGAAACCGCCGATGAGCAGGAGGCATTTGCAAAGGAAGTGCAGCTAATAGAGCTATACGGTAGGCGGGATTTAAAAACAGGTACGTTATTTAACAGGACCGCGGGGGGTGAAGGGGCCTCAGGGTATATACGAACTAAAGAAGAAAAAGAAGTAGATAGCCACCATACGTTAGCCCACTGGCAAGATCCAGAATACCGTGTAAAGGTAGTTGCGGCTCAGAAGGCAGCGCAGAGTACACCAGAGGCACTAGCAATCAAGTCCATTAACTCTAAGAAAGTATGGGCTACTAAGGGTGCTGTTATGACTGCTAACATTAAGGCGGCGCGTAATACCACAGCTTCTAAGGCTAAAACGAGTATGCAAGCTAAAGCGCAATGGGCTAACCCGGAGTATGCTGCAATACAGACGGCTAATAACAAAGAGATAGCTAATAGGGACGAAGTAAAGGCGGCTAAGAAAGCTGCGGCTAAGGCTTTGTGGGCCGATCCAGTATGGAGAGCAAAGATGATGGCGGCACGTAAACCCTCTTGCACACATATCTAAATAGGTGTATAAAGCGAGTAGCGTCTAGGATTCTTATACTCCACTCTGACTGACCTAGCAGACGTTGTAGAGACAGTGTGGATGAAGTGCTATAACACAGGAGATATATTATGGCAAAGTCAACATTCCAAGGTCCCGTCAGATCACTAGGTGGACTCATCAATGCAGGTCCCGGTGCTACTGTTAACCTTACTGCTTCTACTCAGCTAACCGTAGATGCCCATGCAGGTCGGATGCTTCGTGTTAACGGCGCAGCTATTACCCTTACCCTCCCATTAATTAATGCTACTGCAGCAAGTGCAGCTGATGGTCCCGGGTTTGCTCCAGCTGGACTGAATAATCAAGGTGCTACGTTTAAGTTCTTTATTGAGACAGCATCAACTGCTCTGATTATTACTACCTCAGGTACGACTGATAAGTTTTACGGTAGCGTATTTATTGGTATTGATACAACCGCTACGGGTAAATCATTCTTCCCAGCCGCAACCAACGCAGTTATTACGTTAAATGGTACGACTACTGGTGGATTGGTTGGTAGTTATGTAGAGGTTACAGTAATAAGTGCCCTTGAATGGATGGTTAAGGCTACACTGAATGGTTCAGGTTCAATAGCAACTCCTTTCTCTGATTCGTAGTATTGGGGGTAATTATGACTATGCAAACTGACGTAAAATCAGGGCACCTAAATGTAAACGGGTTTTTTCTTAAAGAGAGAACTCGGTTAAAAGGGTTAATGACGGTATCTTCTGGGGCAGCGACACTTACTCTTTGGGATACCACTACGGTCCCTGTTTCTGCTACTTATGAACGTGCTGGTACATTAATTACAGTTACTAAGAGCAGTCATGGTTTGACTGATGGGCAGATACTAGGGCTAAACTTTGCTGTAGCTACGCTGCAAGGAACTGCTGGTAACTATGTAATTACTGTTGTGAATGCAAACACATTTACAGTAGTGGACGTAAATACCGGCACGGTTGCTGCTAGTACAGCTTGTGTGTATGCCCAGAGGTTCCTGATGGCAACGGATGCTAATGCAGCAAACAATGTGCAAAATATGCTGATTCCGGGTGAGGGAATACTTGCCTATAATGGTATATATGCAGCTATGACTAATACTGTTGATGTTACTGTTTTTTACGGCTAGTCATGCCTAGCAAATCGAAAGCTCAAGCTAATCTGATGAGAGCAGCATCTCATGACCCAGCCTTTGCTAAGAAGGTTGGTGTTCCTGCTAGTGTAGCTGAAGATTTTACACAGGCAGATAAGGGCAAGAGGTTTAAGAGAGGGGGTAGGACCCAAGAGAGTACAGAAATGTCTTTCATGAGTCCAGAGCCTAAGAAGGGTGGGAAAATCCGTGCGGGGAATA